TGGCTGACTGCCACTCTCGGTGGAATCGGTCCAGGTTCTTTTTCAGTGCCGGCGCCATGAACGGACGGGCCGGATACGTTACTGTCGCTCGCTGCACTTCTTCGCCCTTGCGAGGTCGGCCGCGACGACGCTTGCCTTTTTTGGTACGACGCTGGAACGTGCCGCCATGCTCCAGCATCTGGCCCAGCCAGTGCGGTCTCCCGCCCGCCCCGACCTTTTCGTACGACGGGCCGATAACCAACTCCTGTTTCCGTTTGTCCACGGCGTACAAGATCGACCGTCTCAATCGGCCGGTATGCACATGCGGCGGAGTGCCCGGCGGCGAGGGGCCTTTGGCCACACGCATCGATTGCTGCGCAGTCTTGCGGATCGACGCTCCAGCGTGAGACAGACTGCGATACGCTCCCTTCTCCGCGGCCTTTTGGACCTTGGGCAGATACGTTGTCCAGTTTGTTTTTACGCTAATCACGCTGCGATCCTCTTCGTGCGAATCAACCACTCCAGCCGTGCGGCGTACTCTTCCTTGTCCGGCACGCCGCGCTGCCGCATGACTTCCCACACCGCACCGTCCGAGGTCGTCAGTCGGTCGCCCGACGCGGGTTCGACGGCCGCTCCGTCAATTAGATAAGCCGTCTTGACTATCACCCACTCACGATCGACATGGGCCACGGCCATGCCGTCGTTCGTCTCGATCTTCGCCCCTCGCGACACGCACCGAGCGACGACACCCGTTGTGGAGGCATCGCCGCGCGATAGCGTGACGGATTCCCCGAATCGGTCGTCCAGTTGCGGACGCGCCGATTCGGAGAACCTGGTAGCGAAGGCCGAAGGCATGGTTCAGACCCTCGGATCATGCACGGCCAGGCAGTTGGTGTTGGCCCCGCCTCCACCATCGGCGACGACAAACCCAAACAACGCGTTGTTGGTCGATACCGTCGTAAGCTTGTTGGCGGAATCGTCCCAGTACACCTTCGCGTAGTTGGCGGCATTGTTTAGGTTCACCGCCTGGTACACGCCGCCGCCGGCGGCCAGTGCCCCCAGCGTGTTGTTCGTGATTGCCGTATGCGCAATACCGCACGTCAACCCGGTCGTATTGCCGAGCAGCACCACTTCACCCGCCGCGACGTTGCCGGCGCTCGGCGTGTAGTCGATCATGAGTGGGGCACCGTGACGTAGTTCAGTGTCAGCCATTGACAGGCTCCTTTGGTAATGGGTGTGCCGGCGGCCGAACAATCGCCAGCGTATCTACCACGGACAGCAATTCGCCGCCGTCGGCTATCAGTTCATCTACCGCTCGCGTTACGCCTGGATCGCTGGGCGAGCGGTAGTCATGGAATGCGACCACGCCGCCGGGCATCAGCCTGCCGCGAGCCTCCTTAATGTCTGACCGAACGGCCTCATACGAGTGATCGCCGTCGATAAACACCAGGTCAAACGTCTCACCGTTGAGTTCGGCCAGGCTGGAGTGGGCCTTTACACGGTCGCCCACTTCATACCGGCGCAGGTTGGCCAGGAGCTTTTCCCTCGTCGGCTGCGGACAAGGCGTCCCGCGGCCATCGTGTGGGTCCACCGCTGTTACGCTGTGGGCCGTTTGCGCGAGACTCACCGTGCTGCACCCGCAATAGCTGCCGATCTCCAGCACGCGCTTGCCTTGAGCTAACTGCCACAGCTCCTTCCCCTCGTCGTACCGCAACCATCCTTCTACGTCGTGCGGGAAACGGTAGCCATCGGCGTCCACTAGCGGCACAATGCTATGGTCAATCGAGTCCGCATCGTGCTGATGCGTGCCCCACGCCCGGTAATTGGCAAACGCCATCTCGCCGTAATGTTCGGCCGCGATTTTACGTGTTGCACCGATGCGCAACCCGAGTTCATGCAGAAGACGAGAGAAGAACCAGTCCTCGGATTCGTTCACGGCCTGGTAACGGCCTGTCGCCTGGTTAAAGGCGATGCGGTCGTTGATCTCGAAATGAACCAGCGTATTCCACGCGGGATCGAACCGGCACGCCCACATGCCCGTGTTGAGCAGCAGCTTTCGGCCGCCGAGATCCTTGCTTGTAAACGTCGAGGGCAACCGATGCAACTCGCGCATCGTCAGCCGGCATTCCGGACGCCAGTTGTCGCCATCCTTGTGGACGGCGATGCTGCTTAGGCCGCGCGTATCCTTAATCGGTATGGCGACGCCAAGTGCGTCCAACTGCCGGCTGTCCAACTCGTCAATGAGATTGTCCAGCCAGAAGTCTTCAGCACCGATGTCGTCATGCAGCATGGCGAAGTAATCACATGGCTCGCCATCCAGTGTGAGATTCAAGGCAGCACACCACAGCGAATTGAAGTTCTGGGCGAGCAGCGACCCGCACTGATACTGCACGCGCACCTCATCCATGTTGCGAGATGCGCGCCACAGCGACCGTGCCGCCGCCGCATGCTGCCGGCCGTAGCCCGGCATCCCCAGAAATATTCGCCGATTAGCCATTGGTGCCCTTTGCCTTCTGTTTACGCGACTGCTTTTCCCCGCTGCCTTCGTCGGGCACGCCAAGAACCTCAGGTTCAGGCGGAATCGCCTCGACCTTCTTCGGCGGTTCCTTTGGCGGCTTCGCCTTCGGCGTATCAAGGCACTGAGCGATCCCCGACGACACAAGCGCGCGGCCCATGCTGTCGGGGACTTCTCCCGTATCGCCCTCGCGCAACTTGCAGCCGACAACGGCGGCCGGGTTGCGTAGCATCAGCACTTTCACGAGTCACCTCCTTGGTTTAGCTGGACCCGCCGTCGGCCCGAACGCCGCCGCGGTACTCTTGCAGGGCCACGCCCACGTCGGAGTAGCCGCGCATCTGCACGCCGAGCACGTTGAAGTCGGCGTCGGCGGTTTCCACCATCGGCTCCACGCGACCGTTGAGCGCGGCGATCTCGACCACCGGCATCTCGTTCGGGTCGGCCAGCATGTACCACGCCGCTGCGCTGTAGCCCGTGTAGTTGCTGTTGCTCATGTACGGGCTGGATTCCACGCGGAATCGGCCGCGGTAGATGTTCGCGTCGCCGCGAACCGCAGTATTCGTCCCGTCGATCAGCCGTTGCGATTCCATCAACGCCAAAGCCGCAGCCTTGATTGCCGTCGGCACAAGCAGAATCTTCGGCATCACGCCGAGCGGCTTGCCGTCCGGGTCCGTCTGGTTCATGAAGATCGTCTCGGTGGCTTCCAGTCCACCGATGGTCATGTCGGCGACGCCCTCGTTGACGTTGTTGTTGCCACTCGCGAAGAACGCCGAGTTGTTCAGGAACACGGTCCAGAAGATGTCGTTGAGCTTCAACGCACCGCCGCGACCGAGCCGGCGTGGAACTGAAGTCAACGCGCCCAGGTCGTCGTTGATGATGTCCTTGCGCGTGATGGCCAACATCTTCGCGTAGGTGTCGGCCTGGTTGGTATAGGTCATGTCGCCAACCGTGCCGTGCTTGATTTCGCCCGACGCGCCAAGCTCCTCGTACTGGAGATGGCCCGTCAACGACACCGTCGTCACCTGCTGGAAGTTCCTCACGGCGCGAATGGCGGCAATTGACATCGGCGTCATGTCCACCGCCATCCAGCCTTCCTTGAGAAACTTGTTCGCCGTGGCAGCCAGCACGTTCGGAATCGAAACCGTGCTGAAGGCGTTGGCATGAATCTGCTGCGGCGAGATCATGCCGAACGCGGCCCGCTGCGCCTCGATCGTCACCTGACTAGAGTAGTTCGACCGATAGCCGTTGGCCTCGGCCCCGATCAGCAGCAGTTGGTTCAGGCCGATTCCATTAGGGAACCGATCATGCGCCGCCTGCAACTCCTGGTCGGTGAACATCTTCTCGTGATTTTCAAGCCGTCCGGCCTGGCAGATGGCTGCTTCGAGGATGCGATTCGTCAGGCGGTCGCGTCCGCCGCGAGGAGGAAACACCCCGTGTGCTGCAGGCGAGGTGCCTTCCAGCACTGCGAGGCGGAACTTGTCGATGGGCCACTTCTTTTCGATCGCCTCTTCGGCAACCGCCTGGATGGCCTTGATGTAGAACGGCTGCTTCTCACATTGAGCCAGCGCGTATTCCGTGATCGCTTCCACCCGCTCGTTCTCGGCCACGCGGGCCTCGATGCCGTCGGCCAGCGACAACTTTTCCTTCGGCTTCTCCGGGTGCAAGCCGTTGTAGGTCGCCGTCAATCCGGCAATCTGGTCCTCGGTGAGAGTGTCAACGTCGAAGCCCATGGCCTCGATCCACGCTTTCTGTTTGGGGTCCATGTTGGGCTCCTTGTCGTTGGCGGTAGATGCCGCAATAGATACACTCGTGTCATCGTCCGCACCGTGCGAGACGAACGCGAACCCGCGCAGCGTGCTCTTCTTCGCCACGTATAGCGGGCCGCTAAACTCCTGCCCGTTGACGGTGGCCGTCTTTCCCGCTGCGACTTCAATCACCTGGTCCGGGCTGGCCTCAATCGAGGCTTGCCAGACAAACCCGTTGCCAGCCGATTCGCGGACTTCGCGGGCGGCTTCGGTTGCAGCGGAGATATCACCGCTCAGCACGACCTGGCCGTCCGCCTTCGATTTGCCGGTGACGTGGCCAACCCGCTTCGTGGCGTCGTGATCGAGGTTGGCAATCAGCGACTTGCCAAAGGACACGCCCGCGATGTCAACGACAACCGGCGCGCCCCAGCCACGCAACGTCAACGCGCCGCCGGTGTAGGCCACCACGTCAAACGTCGGGTTCTTCTTCTCGTCGCCAGCCGCAGCCGTGATAGCCACCGGCGCGGCAAGGGCGATGATGTCAGGATGTTTTTTGGTCTTCGGCATTGCCTTCTCCTCGTGTAGGATCTGCCGCCTGCTTCGGCTGCACGTAACCAAGCATCTCCGCCACAACAGGCAGCACGTGCTGCGGCAGATTCAACAGGAGGTTGATTTGTTTTTGCTGCTCAGGTGCAATACCGTTCGATGCAGCTTGCTTCGCCACCTCGTCTTCATAGTCCTGCCCAGCCTCGGTGTAGATGCCGGCCAGCGACTTCGTGGCGTTCTTCAACTGCTTGTCGTTGGCACTCGCCTCGGCTTGCACGTCGGCCACGCGATGCTTTGGCCAGTCCCACTGATGCGAACGGGCGGCGGGACTGATCGCCAATGGATCGCCGCCAAGCCACCCGTAGGTCGTCACCGCATAGTCGAACCACACGTCGAATAGCGGATCGAGAACCAGGTCGTTGCAGTCCTCGCGGTCAACGTCGAGCGCCGCGTAATACGTCTGATGATCGAGCCGGCCCGAGGCGTAGTTGTAGCTCGACGAATCGCACGCGGCCTTGTTGTAGGGCATCGCCTTCGGCCGCGCTTGCTCGTTGATGAGCAGCTTGTGGAACGCCTCATACTCAGCGTTCGGATGCTCGCCCTTCATCTGAAACGGCTCGCTGTTGTTGGGCAGCGCCGTCATCATCCGCTTCTGGATTTCGAGCGTGCTGAACGGCTCGGCCGCGTCCAACTCGTCCGGCTCGAACATCGTTTTCAGAAGCACGGCGAAGTCCGCCGCCGTTTCCGCAGCGGCAAGCGTCGCCTCGCGCCACCGCCTGGCTGCAGCGCCGACGTTGAGGGTGCTCGTGCACGCGGGAATGCCGCGATGCTGGCCCGGGCGAGCGAGCTTGAACCAGTGCAGCATGTACCGTGCTGGCACACGCTCCGGCGTCATGTCGAATTGATATCCGTTCGACGCGCCGGGATGCTGGTGCAAAATGTCGTACCAGAGCGGATCGCCATTTTCGTCGAACTTGATGCCGTCGATGTAGTTGGCGTCGCCGAACGACAGCAGCGGCGTCTGGCACTGCTCCGTCTCGTACAGGCGGAAGTCCAGGCGGATACGGTGGCCAGCTCGCGGGTTCTGACGAATCACAGCCAGCCCCTCGCCGTCAACATGTAGGGCGTGTGCGAGACACCACAGCTTACGGCGGAACTTGACGGCCTTCGTCCAGGCGTACCATTCGCGCTCGATGAGTTGGTTGAACCCCTCGCTCCCGGTCTGCATCCGCAGCGCCGGCCCGATTCCAATCAGGTCGGTCGCCCACGTCCCCGCGATGCCGTCCGCGTAGCCGTTGTTCGCCACCTCATAGCGACTTCGCTGTACCAGACGGGCTCGCACAGCGCGTGAGTTGGCAGAATCCGCGTCGTAGGCGTCGGCGTTGGCCCAGTGGTTCTGGTAATCCACCGCGTCGCTGGCCGCGTCGTAGGTGGCGGCAATCTCTCGCCGGCGCGTAACGCGGGGCAGAAGTTCAGCCAGCGCCTTGCGATGGCCGTTGCGACTCGGCATCGGCAGGCCGGAGGAGTCAAGCAGCGGTAGCCGGGATGCGGTCATTGACACCCCGGCGGCTTGAGCTTTGTGAATCGCAGACCGAAGTGCGGCTTCGCCTTCGCCGTCGAGAGCCGATCGCGTGCGTCGAGCAAGTCCTTCAGCGGACGCTCGGTGATCGTCTGCCCCTGGTCAGCGACAGACGCTGGCGTGACGACGGCCTGTTCGACCGCTTCGTTGATGTTTACTGGTGCAGCCATACCCGCAAAATATCACGGGAAACGCTGCACTCAAGACGTAAGCTCAAGCCAGTCCTATAGATAGGACTTAAGCGCAGAGTGCGCATGAAAAAAGGCCGGCAACCATGCGGCTACCGGCCTGCGGGAGACGGGCTTCGGTCAGTTTCTACGGCCGCCCGAGCGGCTGAACATCGCCGCCCTGGTCGATCATTTTCCACCGTTGTGACTTCTCGACCCAGCGGAAGGTCATGCGGTGGTT